AAGGTAAAGCTACTACTAGATGTTTACCTAGAAAAAAAGCTCAAGCTATGACTAAAGCTGAAAGAAAAGCTACTGTAGCTAAAAAAATTAGAGGAGGTAAAAAAGGTAAACAGTTTGTAAAAGTAAAATAACTTGAAACCATACACAGACATAGAAGTTACAGACTCCTATATCATCCGTGAATTTGATGAAAATATAGACCCAATAGAGTTAATGTGGCATAGAGATGATGAGGATAGAACTATTGAAATAACTAAAGACACAGACTGGAAAATACAATTAGATAATTGCTTGCCTACCTCATTAAAGGAACCTATATTTATACCTAGACATAAATGGCATAGAGTAATAAAAGGAAAAGGAAAATTGCAATTAAAAATACATTTAGATTAGATCTATAGCCTAATCGATTAAAATAAACTTAACATGGATCTGTAGCCCAAATATTTGGCTTACAGATCTTTTTTTGTTATATTAAATAAAAACAAACACATGTATAAAAAAATAGTAATTGTAGGAGCAGGTGTAGCAGGTGTAAATGCTGCAACTAAATTAGTTGATGAAGGATACCCAGGAGAATATATAACTATTATTGATATGGGTAAAGATCCATATAATAGAGAATATTCTGAAGTAATGGAAGGTTTTTTAGGAGCTGGAGGTTGGTCAGATGGTAAATTAACTTACCATACTTCAATAGGTGGTCAATTAAGTAAATATTGTGGTGAAGAAAAAGCAATGGAGTTATTTGATCAAGTTATTGAAAACTTTAAAAGATTTCATCCTAAACCAGAAGAAGTACAATGTTCTGATCCTCAATCTGAACCTGATTTTATTAAACCATATTTTGGATTAAGACTATTTCCTGTATGGCATGTTGGAACTGATTATTTACATGAAATAGGTAAAAATTGGTATGATTTTTTAGAATCAAGAGATGTAAATTTTATTTGGGAAACTAAAGTTACAGATATTGATTTTGATAAACAAATAGTCTCTACAACAGCATGGCATGGTGATGTAAATGAATTTACTTATGATAAACTTATATTTGGTGTAGGTAAATCAGGAATTGATTTTGGTAAACAATTAGCTGAACAGTATAAGTTACCTACAGAACCTAAATCTGTACAAATTGGTGTTAGATTTGAAGCACCACAAAAACATTTCCAAAAACTAATAGATGTAAGTTATGATTTTAAACTTTATAGAAAATTTGAAGATAAAGGTGTATCACTTAGGTCATTCTGTACAAACAATAATGCCGCTTATGTTGCTGCGGAACATACTTATGGCGATGTAAGTTACAATGGCCATGCTAAAAAAGATGAAAAGTATAGAAATGACATGACTAATTTTGGTATCTTAATGGAGATACAAGGTATAGATAAACCATTTGATTGGTCAAGAGAAGCTGTTAAAAAATTACAAGTTGATGGTGTAGGAACATATTTTTCACCATCACAAAGAACACCATCTAAAACATCTGAAGGTGATTATGTAGGATGTAAAGTAGTAAACAGTATGGATGTATTGTATGATGCAATAGGTGATCATGCTTTATACATTGAAAATTTTATTGAAGACATGAAAAAAGTATTTCCAACATTAGGAAATGATTGGGGTATTTATATGCCAGAAGTAAAATATTTGTCACCTGAACCTTTAGTAAATTATAAAGATTTATCATTAACTAAATACTCTAATGTGCATTTTGTTGGGGATGCTTTATCAGCTAGAGGTATTACAGTAAGTGGAGCTCAAGCAATATATACCGTTGAAAACATTTTAAATGACATATTAAGTTCACATGAATGGCAGAGTATTACAGAAGCTAATATTTATAACAAAAACTAAAAATGTCCCAAATAGTATTTCTTAGTTGTACTAAATCTAAACTTGATAAGACATCACAAGCCCAAGATCTATACTCAGCTTCTCCTATGTTTAGGAAAACTTTAGAGTATGGAAAATCTCTTAAACCAGACAAAATGTATATTTTATCTGCTAAACATCATTTAACACCATTAACAAAAATGATAGCTCCTTATGATTTAACTCTTAAGGATATGAAAAAAGATGAAAAAGAAAGTTGGGGTGATAGAGTAATGAATATGATTAAAGCAGCTGGAATAGATCCTGAAAAAGATAAATTTATTTTCCTAGCAGGTTCAGAATATACTAAACCACTTAAAAAATATATTCCATCTTCAAATATTGAAGAACCAATGGGTAATAGAAGATTTGGAGAAAGACTAAAGTTTTTAAATAACCAAATTGAAAAAATAAAAGAAGTAGTTAAAAAAATTAAAAATCTAATATATGAAACTTATCAAAGAAAATTTAAATAAATATATTGATTTATATTTAAATGATGTAGAGGATTATGGAGAAGATACTGAATTTCTTTTAGCTGAGTCAGTTTTATCACCAATTAAAAAATTATTGACAGAATCAAAAAATGATGGAAATCAAATTTTAGAGTCTCAATTAAAAAAAGCTTCTACATATGAAAAAGAAATTATAGAAGATTTTAAACTTTATGTAGAAAATATTTAAAAAGTTTGGTTTAATTAAAAATAATAGTTATATTTAAAGTATGAAAATAGGTTTTACTGGTACAATGAGTGTAGGAAAGACTACACTAGTCAATGCATTAAAAGAACATCCTGAATTTAAAGATTATAGTTTTAAAACAGAACGTTCAAAATATCTTAGAGATTTAGGTATTCCTCTTAACACTGATAGCTCTACTAAAGGTCAAATTATATTCTTAGCAGAAAGATGTTCTGAATTATATGATGAAAATATAATTACAGATCGTACTCTTATTGATGTAATGGCTTTTACAGCTTTAGCTAAAACAATACCTCTTTCATTTAGTTATAATTTTAATGACTTATGTTATGATTTACTTAAAGAATATGATTATATATTTTATATATCTCCTGATGGAGTAGACATTGAAGACAATGGTGTTAGAACTACAGATCCTGAATATAGAAAGTCTATAGATAATGAAATTAAAAAAATTATTAAAAATAAAAGAGGTTATATTAGAAATCTAGTAGAACTAAAGGGTTCTGTTGAGGAACGTGTTGAGAAAGTAAAGCAGGTGCTTAATCTGTAATATTTATAAATAAAATTAAATATGAAAAAGACACGTCTGGTCCAAATAATTCAAGAAGAAATTGCTAAAGTATTAAAAGAAGGATCAATGCAAGCTCGAGAGCTAGCAGATAGAAATTCACTACAACAATTACAAGCCATGTACGATGAACTTATGAGAGACATGGAACAAGAAGCTGAACCAGAAGGAGGTCCTATAGCAGATCAATATGCAGATCAAATGCAAGATATAGAAGATGCTATGCGAATAAAAAGAGGTAAGTCAAAAGAAATGACTTATGGTGACATGCTACATAAAAATTATCCTGACAAATATGGTCCAGGTGGTGTAGCATTAGATAAAGATGCATTTACTAAGTCTTCTAAGTTTGATAGAATAAATGAAATAACAGATCCAGGTGGACAAGGACTTTATCCTAAAAAAGAAAAACCAGGTGACATGTTTCAACAAAAAGAAGTAGAAGGTTTATTTCCTAATGGTATGGCTTCTAGAAGTGATAAATCTTTTCAAGATAAGTTAAAAAAACATGCTGAATGGACTGAACAAGATAGTTTTAATAGGACTTTTGTTCATATGCAATATAATGAAACAAAAGGTTTAGAAGATGAATACTTTATATATCAGTCACAATTTTATAATACTAATTATGATGATTTTAGAAATCCTAAATTTACAGAGTTAATTATTAGAAAAAATAGAGACACTGAAAATGAAGAAAATTTAGGTACATATATTGTTGATACTGAAGCTTACATAAAAGATCTAGCAGCTCTTAGAAGTAGAGGTGTGTTAGAAGATACAGTGAGTGAAGGAATGGTAAATGAAATGGCTACTTTTTATAAAGTTAAAGGTGATAAAGCTGAAGCTAAAAAAGCTATAAAACAAGAAAAAGAAAAATATAAAGAAGGATCAGCATTATATAATACATTAGATACTTTAGAAAAAAAAGGAGAAATTGATTATAAAGAATTAGCTAAAAAAACAGGTAAAGATGTAGCTACTTACAACAATCCTAAATCTAGAGGAGTACTTGAAAAAGATTTAGCTGATTTTATTGAAGCTGATAAAGTTAAAAGAGGTCCAAAAGCTGATCCAAATAAACCTAAAAAAGAAAAGAAAGGTAAAAAAGGTACTGCTTCTAAAGATAAAAAATCATCAGTTTCTAAACTAGAAAAAAAATATTATGTTGATGCTGAAGATGGAGGCCCAACAGATAAAGAACTAAGAGACTTAGCTAAGTCAGGACTTGGAGATGAAAGACTAACAAACTTACAAAACCAAGAAAGAAGAAAAATGCTTAAAGCAGCTCTCAAAGATCTACAAAAGAAAGGAATTATAGATAAATCTAATAAAATATTAGATAGAGAAGCTTATGATAAAGAATTTGCAAAAATTAAAGTTGACATAGCTGATAAAGTTAAAAAAATAAAATAATTTGAAAAACTTTTTTGGAAATATTAAGACAGTATTAATTATACTCTTAATACTAATAATACTATTTCTCAGCTATTGTTCCTCAGGCCCATTCCAAATGCCTTGGAAAAAATGGAAAAATCAATCTGAAGGTGAAACTCCAGTAGTTGTAAGAGTAGAAACTAAATGGGATACAGTTACAAAAGAAGTACCTGTTTATACCCCTAAGTGGAAAGTAAGAACAGAATATAAAGATACTTTTGTTTATAGAGATATTGACACTCTAGAAATTCTAAAAGACTACTTTGCTTCTTACAGCTACTTTGATACATTATATAATGATAGTATTACTATTAGAATTAGTGATACAATCACACAAAATAAAATAAAAAATAGAAGTATAGAATATGATCTTTTAATTCCTACAACAATTATAACTAGAGATTCAGTTGTAAGAAAAAGAGGATTCTATGTTGGAGTTGGAGCTAGTGGAACTACTTCTCAATTAACTAATGTAGGTGGAGAACTTTTATACACAAGTAGAAAGAAAATAGGTATTGGAGTAGGAGTAGGATTAAACCAAGACTTTAATGTTGTATTTTCAGGAAAAATGTATTTTAAATTAGGTAAATAAATTAGTGCAAAAAGATATAAAACATATAATCCGTGAGGAATTTGTAAAATGTGCTCAAGACCCTGTACATTTTATGAAAAAATATTGTTATATCCAACATCCACAAAGAGGTAAAATAAATTTTAATCTATTTCCATTTCAAGAAAAAGTACTAACTTTATTTCAAGAAAATCCTTATAGTATAGTTCTTAAATCTAGACAGTTAGGTCTTTCTACATTAAGTGCTGGTTATGCTTTATGGTTAATGGTATTTCATGAAAATAAAAATGTACTAGCATTAGCAACTACACAAGCAACAGCTCGTAACTTAGTAGCTAAAGTACAATTTATGTTTGAAGGTTTACCATCATGGTTAAAAGTTAGTTCATTAGAAAATAATAAATTATCTTTAAGACTTAAAAATGGATCAAAAATACAAGCTAAATCTTCAAATAGTGATGCTGCACGTTCAGAAGCAGTTTCATTACTAATTATTGATGAGGCTGCCTTTATTGACAATATTAAAGAGACATGGGGTTCAGCTCAACAAACCTTAGCTACTGGTGGTGGTGCTATTATATTATCAACACCTTATGGTACTGGAAATTGGTTCCATCAAATGTGGGAATCAGCTGAAAGTGGATTAGATAATAGTAATGATTTTCTTCCTATAAAATTACCATGGTATGTTCATCCTGAAAGAGATGAAGAATGGAGAAAAAGACAAGATACATTATTAGGTGATCCTAGATTAGCAGCCCAAGAATGTGACTGTGATTTTAGTACATCTGGTGATGTTGTATTTTATAATGAGTTTGTAGAATTTTACAAACAAACTTATGTAATGGAACCTTTAGAGAAAAGAGGAGCTGATAGAAATTTATGGATATGGGAACCAGCTGATTACTCTAGAGCTTACACTATTGTAGCTGATGTAGCTAGAGGAGATGGACAAGATTTTTCAGCTTTTCATATATTAGATATAGAAAATAATACTCAAGTAGGTGAATATGTAGGTAGAATTGACACTAAAGAATTTGGTCATTTACTAGTTGGTATAGCCACTGAGTATAATAATGCTTTATTAGTAATTGAAAATGCTAGTATAGGATGGAATACAATTCAAACAGTTATAGATAGAGGATATCAAAATTTATATTATTCACCAAAAGGTGGAAATGTAACTTCAGATTCTTATTTTAGTGAATATACAGATACATCTAAAATGGTTCCTGGTTTTACAATGTCTTCTAGAACAAGACCTATTTGTATAAATAAATTTCAAGAATCAATAGCTGATAAAGGTGTTACTATCCGTTCAAGTAGATTAATTTCAGAAATGAAAGTTTTTGTTTGGAAAAATGGTAAAGCTGAAGCTCAACAAGGATATAATGATGATTTAGTATTATCTTTTAGTATTGGACAATATGTAAGAGATACAGCTTTTAAATATAATAAAAATGGTATAGATTTAACTAAGAGTATGTTAAATAATACTACAAGTACAAGACATAAATATTTAGGTGGTTATTCTGCTAACACAGAAAATAATCCCTGGAAAATGGACAACCCATACTCAAAAGGAGGAGAAGATATTAGATGGCTTCTCTAATTAAAAATTAAAAAATGGCAGATAAAGGATTATTCCCAAGATTAAAAAGATTATTCTCAACAGATGTTGTTATTCGTAATGCTGGTGGAAACCAACTTAGAGTAATGGACATTAATAAAATACAACAATCTGGAGATATACAAACTAACTCTTTAGTAGATAGATTTAATAGAATTTATACTAATTCAGCAACCTCATTATATGGTCAACAAAATGCTATTAACTACCAAACATTAAGACCTCAATTATATTCTGAATATGATGCAATGGATACAGATGCTATTGTAGCTTCTGCTCTTGATATTTTAGCTGATGAATCTACTCTAAAAAATGATATGGGTGAAGTATTACAAATTAGATCAGCTGATGAAGATATACAAAAAATACTTTATAATTTATTCTATGATGTATTAAATATAGAATTTAATTTATGGCCTTGGACTAGAAATATGTGTAAATATGGTGA